AATGAGGTACGTGAGAAATCAAAGCCAATTGCAGATACTAATATCGGCTACATGCGTGTACATGATCAGTATAAAGGCGGAGGAATTGGCCGCCAGATGTTTGATTACATGCACAAGACAACTCCAGAAGGATCAATTCTAAATGTAGGTAAAGCGGCATCTAATGAGACTCTACATATGTCTGAGAAGTTAAAGAAAGAAAAGCCAGATTCAATCAAGTATAAGTTGTTCTAATGAATACCAATCTGTCTAAACAACAGTTTAAAGAGTATACCTTGGAATATAAAGGCGCCGATGAACAGGGTGGACACAACATTGTTGCAAAAAAAGAAGATAAACCAATAGGTGCAATGAGATGGGCTCATGGACGAGGCGTAGATAGTGTAGACGTCAATCCAGAGCATCAACGCAAAGGTGTTGCTACTGCCATGTGGAATATGGCAATTGATTTAAAGAAACAAGATAAAAGCATTCCCACAATTAAACATAGTCAAGATAGAACTTATGACGGCGAAGATTGGGCAAAAAAAGTAGGAAGATACTATCCACCAGAAAACATTTTAAAGTTTGAAGGAGAAGAGTAAATGAGTAATCTCTCCCAACAGCAATTTGGCCCCATGTACCATGGCACTCGTGCAGATGTAAGTGGTGGCTTTATATTTCCTGCTGTCACTGAAGGCGAAGGCCGCATGGCTCGTGCATGGGCTACAAGTGATCCAGGGCAGGCAAGATTCTTTGGCGAGACTAAGATGCCAAAGGGCGCTGAGAAGAATCCAGTGAAAGTTTACAAGGTAGAACCAGTTAGCAAGGAAGTTAAAGAAGAATCTGGGAACATAGAGGGTGAACGCTTCTATTCCTCCCCTCACGGGTTTATGATTACTGGAGAACACAAATGAACGCCCAAAATTTATCTACTCAACAATTCGGCGTTAAGGTAATGCCAAAAGAAATGTATGTAAATGTAGCAATGCAGATGACACCTCCATCAGAGGCATCTAATACAGCAAGTAGTACCAAAGCATGAGCGCCAAATACTCACGTAGCGAACCATTTAACAAGATGCAGATTAAAGACGGCTGGATAGTCATCATGCGAAAAGATGGATCTATCAAATCACGCATTGAGCCATACCAACCAAAGGTTAAAAAATAATGTATGAGTATCGTGTCAAGAAGGTTAACAAGATAGTTGACGGAGATACTATCGATGTTGATATTGATTTAGGCTTTGCCGTCTCATTTACACAGCGGGTTCGTCTTGCGGGTATTGACACACCTGAGAGTCGCACTACCGATCTGAAAGAAAAAGCCCTCGGCTTGGAAGTAAAAGAGAAACTTAAAAAAGAAATAGCGGCGGCGAAAGACATTGTCATTAAGACAGAGAAGCCAGACTCATCAGAGAAGTATGGAAGAATCCTAGGTTGGCTATTTTTAGACGGAGCAGATGTGTCGCTTAATCAGAAACTAATCAATGAAGGTTATGCCTGGACATACGGTGGCGGCACGAAGATTAAAGATTTTGATGAATTAATAGCAAAGAGACAGGTGAACCCATGACGACCATGTGTGAGCATGTCTACAAGAGTATGGGCGTAACGCTGTGCCCTAAGTGCGGTCTTGATACTCACGACACTAACTGGCAAAAACAAAATAACTTAATGAAGCAATGGCATATAGATAATCCTGATGCTAAGTATGCGGGATGGATGTCAATATGAGTAATAAGAAGTGGATTCCACATCCAACTGATAAGTGGCAAGTTGACTGGCACTCCCTTAAGTATCATAAGCATGCCATGACTTTTGAAGAATCAAATGCATTTATGTCTACACCTAATGAAGATGGCTCACATAAGACTCGCCTTGATTTTCACAAACACCTACATGATCAAGAAAAATTTGGAATTGGTGAGCCTCATGATCACTTTACTCCCAAGGATAAGAGATGAAGAAGAAGGCTTTTTCAAAGAGTGGTTACTCTAGATCTTCTTACGGAAAAAAGTCCGTTCAGGAAAGGTTTAAAGTTAAAGATGTAAATGAAGAGGGCGGTGCTGATTACATTGCTGCATGGGTTAATAACAACTTAAATAAAACACAGATGGCGAGTGCTGAGGGAATTAAAGATTTAATGCAAGGACCAAAGTTAGGTTACAACGTAAAGAAGCGCAGAACCTCTGAACCAAAGGAAGAAGATGAGTAATCTATCTCCTAAGCAGTTTCATACTCTCTATCGTGGATTAAGTTTTACTACAGATGTAAAAAAACCCCTCGGCATGCACTGGACAAATGATCCAGAGAGAGCCGTTGGCTTTGCAAGAAATCCTATTCGGCGAGGACCTGGCGTTGTAATTGAAGGACAAGTGGCTAAGAAGAGTCGTGAGACTCGCTCTGATGTATTACAGAAGAATCAAGTATATGACGAGTATTGGGAGAATGAAGTTCCTGTTAAGAAGGGCAGCACCGTGCACGTAACTGCTGTTACTAAGTTAAGTGATAACCGAGATCGCACACGAACGTACAATCCACCAAGGAAGTGGAAAGCATAATGGCTGCTCAAGATAACTTATCTAAACAGCAGTGGGATCAATCAGAATTAACTTTTCAAGTACACCGTGGTGTGACTCGTAAATTTAAAAAGGATGCACCTCTTGGAATGCACTGGTCAGCAGATCCTCAAGTAGCAAGAAGGTTTGCTGGATCTTTTGGCACCGTCATGCATGCCGAAGTTCCTATCAGTGCTGTAGAGACAGATAGTAAGAGATTGAGTCGTGCTCAAGTTTGGCAAGATTCTAGAGATAGAGAAATGAAGCGTCCAGAAAAGGAAGTTCCAGTTAAACCTGGCGCAAAAGTAAAAGTTACAGGTATATCTGGACCTGAAGCAGATCCTGTTACAGGTAATTGGAATGGATTAAGAAGAAATGAATCTCCAACATTTTCTTCTTGGGTAGCAAGTAAGGGCAGTAAACGTCCAGCAAGAAAACGCATATATAAAAATCCTAAAGAGATGCAAGCATGAGTAGAGGTCAAGAGTTTTCTCACGGAGTCTGGAAACAAGAGCCGTTAATTCATACACCCAGAGAGTTAACTCATCTTGCAAAAAGCCTTACATCTGATAGCCATCCTGATTTAGGAACTGGAAGTCCGCTTAACACTAATGAGTTAGGGTATCTTGCTGGAGATAAATGGTCTGCAGAAGGAGAGTGTGACAAGGCTTGTCGTATGGTGCATGACTATCTTCCTCACGGTTCTCATGTAAAAGAGTATCGAGATTCAAATGCTAATAATCATCAATTTGGAAATCACTATGTGCACCATGTTCCTACTACTGAAGGTATGCACGTAGTTGATTACACGCATCGTCAATTTAATGCACGGGCTAAATTTCCAGTAATTGAACCTCAAGAAAAATTTGAAGCACGTAAATCAATGCAACGATTCTCTAAAAATCGAGATGTGGATTACCGAGTTTTATGAATAATTTAAATCAAAAACAATTTAATATGCCTGTTCCTGAGAATGTTCAGATAAGAAAAGCAGGCGGTAAAGGTCATCTTGAAGGAGATCCAACTGAGAGTGCTACTGGCATGGTTAGGACTGAGCGCTTAATTCCTTTGATGGAACATAGACGTCTTGGTGCTGATGCTCAGCCTTCTAGTTCTAAAGTTATTGCTGGAATTAGAGGAGACATTAAGAGTGGCAAAGGAATTAACAATCCAATCATGGTTGCATATGATCACGCTAATAAGTGGGGCGTTGTTGGTGAGGGTCACCATAGATTAGAGGCTGCAATGGCAGAGGGCGTCTCCCATGTGCCAGTAACAGTTTATCGTCAGCCAGGATTAGGTGAAAGAAAAGAAAGTTCTCTAGGCGGTCATCTAGCCATGATAACTAACTTCACCGATAAGGGAAGTCATGAAGAGCGCATGGGCAAAGAGTATGTGCCTACTAATATTCATCCTGGACACTTTAAACAATTTCAATAAGTGAAGGTATTCCGTCCCTAAACTGATCTACTGGAACTCTCCAACAAGTTCCTGATTTTTCTTGCGACCACCACTCATCTCTCTGACACTCTGATACTGGTAGCCAGCCATATATCTCTACTGAAGAAAAGTACTCTAGGTCGTAAATTCTAGTGCCAACAATTATGGCGTTCTTATTTACATCCTTATTCCATACAGGGATAGCATCTTTAGTTCTAACACAACGAACCTCAATATTTTGTCCAACATCTGGATGATCTATACGATTCTTATGCTCTTCATTTGTATACCAAGGAACTGTCCATGGCATTTTGTAAAGTTTAGCAACTGCATACTCTGCAACATTTGATCTAATGTTTGCGTTTAACTCATACTCTAGCCAACCTTGGCGTTTGCCTTCAGCATAGTTAGGGCGGTCTTCGCTGCCCCACTTCATTAACCAGCGTTCCATGCCCAACTGAGCACAGACTCGAATTTCATCCTTTGTTAGTTCTACGATTTTTGCCATGTGCCAAACCTATCACACTGAGACAATAGCCTTTTACGAAAGGAGCCATATGGCA